CAAATATGAATGCCAATACTAAAACGAGACTTAACACCTTCATTACTCCTCCTTATTCGTTAGTAATCCAACGTATACGCACAGTTCGTACTGTACGTGTGATACTTAGGCTACCCTGTGTAGCTAACTCCAACTGCTCCTGATGCCCTTGCGATTATTGTCTCAAGTCCTCCACGTTCTCTCGTTTTCTTTCCTAGTCCTGTCCATCCTCTTTTGAACCCTAACTCTTCCAATCCTACTGTGTACAGTGTTGCTCTTTTCTCGTATTTCGCTGGTAGTTCTTTGCAACCTAGTTTTGTACATCCTATACTGAAACGTAGGAAATACGCTAGCATTAGTACTGCTTCATCCTGAGTAGGTAACCCGTCTTTTATGTACCCTTCTCTTAAAGCTATCATAAAACTGTCCTCTGAATCTTTCCATCTCTGTAGCACGTTGTCTGGCAGCCCCATCTTAATACCTCCCTGTTTTCTTTACCCATTCAGCCTCTGTCATTCCTTCTGGTCGTGCTCCTATCTTAAACGACCTGCCCATTGCGTAAACTATCTCTGTGTGTTCCTTCATGAATGGAAACAACAACTGTCCGTTTTTGTCTACTAACATTACTTCCTCCCTATGAGTTCTTTGTTTGAGTAACCTGTCACGTCTCTTAACTTCTCTGGAATAGTTCTTAATCCTCTGCGCGTGGCTTTTCTTACTGAGTACCTTAAACTGGATACCATTCTGTCCTGGACTCTCTTCTTCCATGGTATACCTATCTCTCTGTAACACTGTCTAGCGAATGTCCAAGCTTCATACTCTTCTACACATCTTAACTTGCCGCTCTCAGCCTTATCGCAATGGCCCAGCACTATATGTCCCGCCTCATGACAGAACACTGCAAACCCCAAATAACCGAGAGACGCTGGAACAGTTATCTCCCTGGTACCAATGTATGCACATCCTGAAGCGTCGTCCCTAGTGCTTCGTACTGTACAGTTGTGCTTCCTTAACAGCTCCATTCCATATTCGTCAAATGGTTGCATTAGTTTTCCTCCCGAGTGGCATTGTTCTCTTTATCCTCAAGTGAGTCTATTCCTTCTACCTCTGCCTGCTCTTCATGCATCCTATCCTCTATCTCTTTCTCATCCATCTCTTCTACTGCTCGTTCCTTATTATACTCTGACTTCGGATTATGAATGTCTGCAGCAGGCCCTGTAAGAACCAGCAACGCCTCTTTCTTCTTACACTCAGGACATTCCCAAAGTTCATCAGTGCGTACAACTTCGAGGCGATGACCACAGTACTCACATTTGACCTCTTCTGTTTGATACATTGCCGTCAGCGTCTCTTCTATGTTCTCTCTCACGAACTCTTTAACATCCTCTGAATCGAATCCCTCATGTCTCATATCAACTACAACACCTATCACTGCTCTCTGTATTACTTCCATTGGCTGACCTTCTATCAACCCCTCCATCTTTTCCCTTAGTTCCTTTCTCACTGCAGCCTCCCTTGTTATTATTTATTAGTACTATTTATATCTATAAATAAATTATATGTTATGAATCGAGTTTCGTCAAGTTTTTTTTTGGTTATTTTTATTCAGTGGTAAACGTTTACCTTCTCAGAACGTTAAACCCCGTATGTTTGTTGCACTATAACGTTATTGGAAAAGTTATTACTTTTGTTACGGTACCAAAATAATTCTTGTTTTTTCATGAAGTAATATTATTTATTATAAAGTAGTAGTGCGTAATACACTGTAATAAAGGGTGTGACTAATATGCTGCTCCACTATCGAACTGGTTGTATACGAAGGATTTACCGTACCTAATATCCATGAAAAAGGGAGAGATTAACGATTCTCCCCCTTTCTCTGTTTCTTTGTTTGTTATCCTTGTTTTGCAAAGCCCCAGTTGAACTTGTAGAACCTGTTAAGTATCTCTGTCTCTTTGTTCCTCTGAGCAAGTACCCTATTCTCTGCCAGTCTTGATTTAGTCTCGTGAGTCGTATAAGCAGTCATCACATTGAAGACTCCCCACATTCCCATCTTGTCATTTTCCCTCAGCGAGGCTTCGTACAGTTTGTTCCTCGTCTTTTCACCTAAGGTATCAAGACTCTCACAGAACTCTTTCACCTTATCTTCCTTTGCTGCTTTCTCTGTCCACTCCCTCCATATCTGAGTTACCTCTTTCGCACCTTCCATCTTCTGGAAGATTATCTCAGTTAAGGTATTCATGTTCAATCCCTCAACGTGTTTGAATGACAGTCTTGCAACTCCCCTGGGCACTGTTAACCCATTTGTGCATACGAGTCTCAATGCTCTGATTTCGAATCCTACACCGAACTCCATATTGTAACTATTGAACGCCCTTACCTGATAGCTAACTGTATCCCCCTTTCTAACCTCTGCTAGCAACGTTTCGTTACCTTCTTGTATAGTATAGTCAGCGAACATTATCGCACCGTTCTTACACAGGCTTAAACGGTCTTGTTTGAGATTCGGCATTTCATCGAACGCTTCAACCACTCTATTGTGAGGCACTATCTTATAGTTGTCGCTCACTATCCCGAGAGGTTCCATCGTGTCCTCTCTCAGCACTACCTTTCTGTTAGGTACATCGAACGACTCCCCAGCGGAGTCGAATCTCAGTTGTTCCTTCTTTACCCCAAAGTCTAAATCTTTTATTGTTACCATCTTGCAGCCCTCCTTGTTAGCGTGGGGGCTATTACACCCCCACAGTTTAGTTTTCCTTAGCAGTTTATCAACACCATGTTCGAAAGTTTCATGTCCGTGTATTTTTTCTCGTCCGCATAGCTTTCCCTCAGTTCTTCTATCTTCTCCTTTAACGCTACCTCATTCCATCCCTCTCTTCCAATGTTCATCTGCATAAAGTTTTCTACCAGTACGTTTATGTTCCCCTGTCTCGCATCCAGTCGTGCTATTTCTTTCTCCCCCTCGTATGAGTTCACCCATGTGATGTCTCCACTGCGATGAGTAGTAAATAAATACTTCTTCACTGAATCTAAGTTTTCCATATCACCTAAGCGACCTACGCCTATTTGACCTCCTGGCGAATCACTATTTTTATCCTTAGGATAGATTGTTATAAGACCTTTCCTCTGCAGCATCGCTAAGTATCCACTCATCTGAGCTTTTGTCATCTCTACCTTGTATGACTCTAATACTACTTCATCGCTCCAAGTAAATTGCCCACCCGTACCTTTCTCTGCCATTTGAATTACTAACCTGAGCGCTTTCTTTTCCCTATCGTTTAGTTTTACTTCTCTCATCGCAGCCTCCCTTGTTTGTTATAACTTATTAGTTCTATTTATATCTATAAATAAATTATATGTTATAAATCCGATTTCGTCAAGAAAATAATTAAAATAATTCTACCTAAGGAAGAATTCTTTTAACAAAAAACGCTATACCCCGTATGTTTATTGAGGGATAGCGTTATTCGCAAAAGTTTTAACTTTTTATTCGTTAGTCCAAATCATTGAACTTACTCTTGAGTTTTTTATATTTTCTTTTTACCTTCTCAGGCAATGCGTTCTGATGTTCATCAATCAGTTCACAGATGTCCTCTGCTACATCCAAAGCCTTCTTCCAATTCTTCTTCAGACCCACATTGAAGTTCTTATCCTTCTTATCTGGGTCTGTAGCATTACGAACTATCGCAAGACCTTGATGTAGTATCCCGAGAATGGCACTGATGCTAAACATCTTCGTTCTTCGCTTTGCCTAAGTTTGCACCTAGGAAGTTGATAACATCCAGTATGACCTGGAGTATCTTATCATCTACCTTATTCGGTGTCTTAGTTGCGATAAGAGCAAACGTACCTACAACTGTTAACGCTATAGGTATATACGCTATTATCATGTCCACTATTGCTTGAATCTGTTCCATCTCTACCTCCTTGTTTGTTATAACATATGGTGGTAGCCCCCAGCAGGGGCCCCCCAAGCTTGCATTTCATAAATATAAGCGTACCCCTGAGAAGTGCTATAGGGAATTTGCAAATCCCTACCCAGACCCACTACAATCGCTTTCATTCCTGTAACTCCTGACCATCCAGTATCATCTGATATCCACGTTGCTGTAGTTGTCCCCTGAGTTGTTTCAACATATATTATGTCTTGCCAATCACCATTAAAGTATAATTGTATGCCCCATTGTCGATACCCCCCACTTCTTCCTCCTCCAACTGAAGTAAACTTTAGTTTCACCTCTTGTATCTTACTACGGGGAAACCAACATATTGAGGATATAGACCCTCCAGCAGTCACCCCAAGAGCGTCCCACTTGCCCCGATAAGACGCATCGTTAGCATCATTCATATCAGCGATTGCCCCTATAGTAAAAGAACCTCCTTCTACTACTACTAGGTCTTGATTATAAACAAGGTCTTTTGAAGGCATTATGCTATCTCCACGTCGAGTTGAATTGAAATATCTTCACCCTCATAGAGCGAACCTATCTGGTCTACTCCTATAGTCACTTCATCCCCGGATGCGATAGTCGTTGTATCAAATACTTCTCTGATAACCGTTTCGGGGGTTTCATCTCCTGATGGAAGTATTATTCTGTTCCACTGACTGGACGCCCAGATAGATGAACCATTAACGTCTACGTCTACTATGACTGAGTCTCCTGAAGAAGGTTTCTCTATATAACCTCTTGCACTCTTTATAGTAGCGTCGAAAGGCATTATGAAAGTTCCACTGGCGTTGTCCCCAGACTCGGGAGACCCTGGAAGATACCAAAATAGTGACCTTCCTACTACGTCTGAAACTCCTGCTCCGTATATCGTTCCCGAGTTAATCTCTAACCCGTCTGTACCGTCTAATTTGAATCCAGTAACTCCCTCCACATAATTGTCACTTCTTATGTCTCCCGATTCGTTTATGACTATCGAGCCTGCAGCTAAGGTACCTGCTATTAGTTTCGTAACTGAAAGGTTAATGATATGAGCGTTGTTTATGATAGCATCTCTGATTTGAGCAGACAGTGTTAGTATCTCCCCGGCATAGAGATTTCTGGCTTTTATGACTTCATCGCCAAACATGTCTGCTGTTAGCGTCTTATATTCGACGGATACAACGTTTGAAGCATCTCCGCTACCATAAGTATCCACCCCGTAAACTCTGTACCATCTCTTATCGGTCAGCAACCATTCTGAGGTAGCATCTGGATTAGTATCCCAAACAGTGTCTCCTGTTATTGTTCCTGCGACTGCATCGTATCCTATAACCTGTCTAGTTTGTCCTCTTCCAGTACCTCTTGTTATAGCTAACTGGTCTCCCTCAAACCTCCTATCTCCAGAACCTACTAACTCTGTTGCAGTTAGAGTGTCATTTGTTCCACTATCCCCACTACCAGCAACTGGAGGGTCTCCTAGGATTGTTGCTCTGGTTCCTACTACCTTTGACTCTAACCAGTCATCCCCACTCCCCCATGTGTTATTTCTCGATACGTAGATGTCGTAACTTACAAGGTCAGGGTCTGTAACGTCTACCCAGTTTAGTTCTGCAAACCCAAACCACACTAGTGGTTCTATAACGGGCGCAGCAGGAGCAGCATTGGTAGGTGTAGTACTGGCCGAAGAGACCGAGTAGTTACCACTCCTGTCTATCGCCCTACAATAATAAGTACCAGGAGCGCGAGAACCTGGACTTATTATTGTGTACGTATCCGCCTGACCCCTAAATACGAGATTAGAAACATCACCAGAGGCCCAAGTCACATCAGTAGTACGTATTTCATATCCCCACAGGTCTACATCTGTATTGGGAGTCCAAGCCAGTGTTATCTCGTTCGTAAATGTATTCGTAAGTCCCTGAACAACTGCTGGGGCACCTTGTTTACCTAAAGTGATGATGTTAGCAGAATACGCACCATCGGAAATATAGTCTCTCGTGGAGACTGTCTTAACTCTGATTATATAGGTTGCCTGACTTTCCACATCTGGAATAGTCATATACTCATCTTTCGTATACCCTACCACTGTATATCCATCATCTCCTGATGTCCATACATTGATGAATAAACCTAGGTTGAGGATTGGGTCATCTTTGTAATCCTCTAACCTTGCTAATTCACTATCTCCTACCTTCCTTAACTCCACTTGGTAGTAATCGAAGTATTCAAATCCTTGCTTTATCCCATCCCAAGTAACTTCCAAATCTGAAATAGCTGCACCATCGTGATTGAAATAAACAGTCTCTTTAGCATCCACGTCTGTTGGATTTGGAAGAGGTTGCGTTTCATAATCTGTTAATGGTAGAACTGGACGGGTGTAGTTGGATAAGTCCCCTCCATAACTGTCAGTATAGAGAGTACCATAGTGCTCCCTACATTCTATCAACCTATTGTCATCATCCATTTCGGCTATAGACAGTATTCTGAATTGCTTCTTATCCCAATTGTAATCGGGTAAAGTTACAGATATGACATCTCCGGGTTCACAATGTACAGCTAGGATAGACGTTTTGAATGTTAGGTTAACCCCAACGACCCGGGACATTCGCAGAAAGAAGTTTGCTACTCTGAGTGCTTGACTCTGTCTGGTGATTCCCATAAGTTGGACTTCTGTACCTACTACTCCTCGTCCTCCCTCTAAGTCGTTTCTCAAGACCTGGTCATTCAAGTCTTCTGCAATGGCGTAAACTTTCGTATATTCATTCTCGGGGTCTAAGAAGAGAACCTTTATCCTATTGTAGAACTCATCCTTACCCGTCATTGAGAACTTCGCACTATCCTGTATGATAGTATCTTCATCAAAGTCCTGAGTTGATACTTCTTCCTTCTCTACGTTAAGAAACAGTTTACCTTGGGCCCACACTAGGAACCCTCCAAAGGTAGCAAGTATCTCACCTAGGATATCTAACTGAGACCTCTGAGAGTCAATTACCATATCCAGTTCGAATCTATTCTCTAACCCTCCATCCCCATCTTCTACTTGACCATCACAGTAAAGGTATGAATTGTAGAAACTGGTGAAGTCGATTACATCGTCACCCAATCCACATCCATATCTTTGATTAGTCAGAAAATCCAATACGCAAGCGGATGGATTATTGGAGTACTTTGTATTGGTCCAATTGAGTGCTGCATAAGGAGTTCGTACTTTCGTTCCCGCTACAGTTGAGGATACAACGGGGTTACCACCTTTTAGTTTGCTCCCAGCAGTAAGAGTAACCGCTAGATAAGCGAACCTTCTCATACCGTATAACTTACCCGCGAACCTCTCATCTTGGTCTTGGGTTTCAGTTCCTAGGTACGCAGTATAGGAACAACTTCCAATATCCTCTATTGGAGTGTCGTTTACTTTAACATCTGTTATACTTGTAACTTCTCCCATACAGATACAAATCGCTCTCTTTACTGAAGCACCAGGTTCACTTTGGTAAACATTGTTACCATACATCTTCAGTGTGCCGTATAGAATCGGAAGAGGTAACTCTGAAGTAGTTGTATTCTGAAGAGCACCAAATCCATATCGTGGAGAAGAACCACCCGCACCAATAAGGTTACCGCCACCAACTGCTCCAGACTTCGGAGCAGTCATCATACCGTAAACTACAGCGGCTCCGGCAGCGACAATTACCCAACCTATAATGGCATATGTTACAGCGGTGGCTGTTACAGGCATCCTACCACCTCCAGGCCGTATCTAAACTTCCCCGTCCAATAGTCACTGAGGGAAGATATACAACTCTTTCCTACGTGAGGCATATACAAGAACTTATTATCCCCCAGATAGGCAGCGGCCAACTCTATTCTATCCTTCCCACTTATGGAGAAGAATATTAAGTCGTTTTCCTTTAGGTCTTCTATCCTATCTCTCCTATGTCCTCCGGCGGTAAGTTTTGCAATCTCATCATTGAATTTTCTTGCTGTGGTAAGTATAAAATGTCCGTCAAACTCATAATCGGGAAACTGCTCTTGTGCCTGGGTTCCCAATTCTCTATAATAGGCTATCAATAGAGTTACGCAATCCATGCCCTCCTCTAGTGTTTCCCCTTTGAGTTTATACTTAACTCCTACATACTTCTGCACTCTGTCATTTATCATTTTATCACCATATTCTCAGGGATGGTATGAAAGCCCCCGAAGTTTGCTTCGTTGCCATAATCGCCACTGCACATGAATAACGTCTTATCGCAACCAGTCCGCACCGTGTATGTATCTCCCACTGCTGGTGCATAAGGCATAGGGTTGTCTAAAGTAATCTGTCCTACTATACTTGTATCTACTGTTTGTCTGTACCCGTCATTCTGACCCGATGTGAATCTTACGTAACCTCTTCTCCAATACCTATCTGCCTCCGTTACATCAACTCCTTTAAGTTCAGTTGTAGTACAATCAGCGTCACATGTCTTACTTTTGCTGTACGCAGCATCTGCTACATTTACTCCACACTCCTCTCCCCCGAACCTCCAATTGCAAGGTAACTGATACCATATGTGAGGGGCTTTCTTCTTCAACGAACTTATCCTTGGAACTACATTTATGGATAACCATTTATCGTCTACCGCTGGAGAATCCATTAGACCATCGAATATAGTAACAGCATCTCCTGAGGACCCCAATACGTTAGTGAATACCTGTCGGATAACTATTCGTCTACCTCTGAACTCATTAGCCTGTAAGTATCCTACCAAACTCTTATCTACATTGGATATTCCTACTCTCACTCTGTCTATGTCTAATCCCAAAGAAGACTTCGCAGAACTTCTCGAACCTGGTACTGGTTGATAAACTGCAGCATCTCCCGAAGCAGCATTGAAGAAGCTAATACTCTCCGTGTTGTTAGCCACGAAGTAATATGTAGTTGTGTCCAGATAGAGGTCAATCAATTCGACTGGTCTATTGTGGTCACCTGATGCAGTTGTCTTAAAATCTTGAGTTAAGTTTCTCATAACACCTCTACCAAGTCAATGTCAAAATTCCAAAGTTTGTAGGCGAATTGTTCTCGCGACAACTCATCCCCACCAAACCTAACTTGATAGTAGAATCTATAATCTGTTGCCATTACAAGTTCAGCACTTCCTGGAGCTACAGAGAACTCTATTGCGCCCGTAGTATAGTTCACCGTATAATCAGAAGCCTCTGTTACTGGAGTACCATCTACGGTTAAATCACAATCACCACTCTTAACTGGATACCTATCGAACTGAAAGGATTTCTCCGAACCTGTTCCAGTTCCTACATGTTCATCTCCACTTTGGGAGATAGGACTTTCATCTGTAGCCTCCCAATAGAAGCTTTCTCCCTTTCCTGACTTTCCATTGAAGAAGTTGTATAGGTAATCAGACTGCTCTGTGTTCCTTCCAGTTGCTCCCCATTTGAATCTATGTTTCGGACGAGTCCACTTAGAACGTCTTTGCTCCTTACCACTCATAAATGGAGAGACTAACGTTCGATATATCTTTGTTTTCTCATACGATAATACAATATCTCCTGTAAAGATTTCTGCACTCATTATATTAAGTTCTCCCTCATTGCACCTCTAAGCGGTGTATTGTTCATAACTGCCCTTCCAACGACTATTTCTATAGCTTCTGGATTCGATTGAACCAGATTAGCAAAACTAGGCGCGTCTACCGCTTGGATGTAATAGTTGTGGTTCACAACATTTCCTGAACCTGCTCCTGTTGACTCCCCTCCACCTGAGGGTCCTCCTAGAGTTAAGTTTCCCGCTCTTATCGCAGATGCGAAACTCTTAGGAACTACCATCTCTCCTGGGGTTAGACTTGCAGGGACACTATCTGTACCTGCTGCAAATCCTTGTGACATAATAGTTGCTACCTGTACTGCTCCAGCAGCTCCTGCAGATATTACGCCCATCATATTGAGAGGCCATCCAGGTGGTGCTGCTAATGCAGCAGTAACTGCAACCGCTGTATTTATTATAGCCTCTCCTACCCTGAGAGCTTTTATGACCATTGCATACTTCTTACTCTCTCCCTGGGCTATTTCAAATAGAGACGCTACTGAACCCATTGTTTGAGCAGTGGAGCTCATAATTGCTTGAGCATTCGCTAAAGCTACCTTCTTTACCATTTCCTGTTGTGCTGCTAGCAACTCCATATATCTATCACCTGCGGCCTCTCGAATTTCTTGAATCTGTGTCTCCGCCAACCAAATAGCTGCGACCTTATCCATCTCTCCTTGAAGTATTGCTATTTTTTCTTGTTCTTTCATATACGCAGTCTTCTCATGAGCCTCTTCCATTATAGCAGCAATTGCTGTGGTTCCTTCTAAGACTAACTCAGCTTCTTTTGTGTTCGAAACTCTTAGTATCTCAAGTTTCTTATTAGCTGCAAACTCCTCTTGACTTTGGCCCTCCCAAGGGTCCCCTCCTGAAACAATTGGAGTTGTTGGTGTTGGAGCTCCTCCAGTATCTTTTTTTACTCCACTTACTTTATCTATAGCGTTATTGACGAAAGCAACCGCTCTGCTTCCTACTTCTGCGCCTCCTGGAAAGATTGCATCTAGGATACCATCCTTAACTGATGTAAATAGTCCCCCCCTTATCATATCTGGTAACTTCCTCATAGCCAATGCTATATTTTGCATAGCGCTAATTAAGGGAGTTTCCTTTGCGATGAACCCTCCTACTTCTATATTCATCATATGCCAAGAAGCAGCTACTTTATCCAATTTCTTCTTAGTCGTCTCCATCTGAACCTTTAACGCCTCTTCCGTGATACCCTGCCTATTCGCAAACTCTATAGCAAACTTTCTCGTCTCATTCATCTCTTTAGTTGCTGCTATCAATCCCTTCAAGGCTCTAACCCTAGGTAACATACGTCCTAATTCTTCTTTCCGTACCTTGCCCATCTCTTCTAAGATGTCTAAAAACTTACCTTGTTTTAAGGCCTCTTGAGTAGTCATATCGAACCAATCTTGAGACTTCGCTTGTAACTCTTCGGTAGGTTTCAACAGACCCTGCATAATACCTGTCATCGCTGTAGCGGCTTCATTATAGTTACCCATCGAGACAGTCATCTTAGCATACGCGGCCATTGTATCTTCAGCAGAAATCTCTAAGTCACTTGCCATTGGTAAAAACCTACCAGCAGCAGATGATAACTCACCTATAGTCGCTCTGGCTCTAACCTGTGCTTTAAATAACAAGTCTGCAGCGTCAGCAGCACCGTTAAGAGAACTCCCGTACGCCTCCATTAGAGTTACCAACCCCTGAGTCGTTGCTTCCATATCCGAACCACCAGCGACAGCTAGTTTAGAAGCAGCAGCTAAGATGTTCAAAGACTCTGCAGTATTTCCTACAGCAGAATGTATGTCAAAACTAGACTTAAGGAGCGATTTAGTAGTCAGTCCATAGGTTACCGATAATTCCTTAATAGCCTTCTCAAACTGTTTCACATCTCCAGTATTACTACCCATTAGAATAGCTATGTTGGCCAATCCCTTTTCGAAGTCTGCAAAAGCATTCAATGATTTCATAGCCGCCATAGCCACACCAGTAATAACTGCGGCTACCGCCATCCAATGAGTCTTTAGGAACTTTGCTGCTTTACCTCCGGCTCGTCCTGCTCCCCTCATAGCATTTCCTGCCCTCGTGGAGAAGTTTCGGATTGACCTCTGAGCGGAAGCTAATCCTGCTGCAGTAGCATTCCTGGCTTTGACAACTAATTCTAACGCTCTTTGATTCAACATATTTACAAGTCCTTCTCAGCTACAGTTACTGTCTTTATTGGTCCTTGACCACTAGGTCCTTTGTGCTTCATCGCCATCCTTTGCTTTTCGAACTCTCTACTCATGTGGTCAAATACTCTACTCTCAATTATTCGAAAGTCTACCATATCTTTTTGGTCTTGGTCATAATACCCACCCGACCTAGGTAAACATCTTAACTCTCCATCAAGTGTAGGGCTACAAAACAAGTAAGTCACTAGAGCCTGGGGAAGCTTCTTCAATTGCAACTGTTCACAAACAGCTTGAGAAGACATCCCCGACAGCAGTAACTCAGTAGCCCTTACGAGTTTTTTTCTTCCTCGCTCCTCTTAGATGTCTTCCGGAGACCGTTATCTTCATCAATCCTCTTCGCGAGGAACTGTTGAACAATAGAAGGAAGAAGTTCCTTGTTAGCTGAATTACAAGTAGCATCCTTTCCTTCTACCAACTCCACGTTTCTCCAACTTACAATGGCCAAGTCAATCTTCAACCTAGTTGCTGTTCCACCAAGATAAGCAAAAGTTTCATCTCCCCTACTGACAGTTATCTCATCATCAATAGAGTTAACTTCTCCTGCACTTAGTTTCCTCAGCATAAACACTGGTTGCTTATCCTTAGCTACATCTTTCTCCTGATACACTACCTCATATGACTCTTTTACATTTACTAACTTCATATCTCTCCTCCTGTGCGCCCTTTTAGGTTTGCGCCCGTTATACTACTGTCAAAGTTAACACATCGTTATCTGTGTCATCGATGTAAGCAGTAAAGTTAAATGTTTCTGCAACGTAATCTGTCTGACTAGACAACGGTGACGATGAATTGTCAAACAATACCTTGTTCATTTGGAGCTTGAATGAGCTCGAATCTCTGGAGTATGTTGCTTCCAGTTTCGTGGGAAGTTCACTTAAGAACTTATCCAACTCATCAGTATCCTGAAACAGCTTCGTAAAGCTTCCTGTTATTACAACTTTAGTTGCTGGTATGCTTACTCTCTCTTTACCTGTGGTATAGAGGTCCGTAACGAGATTGTTGTTTATCGAAAGCGAGAACGAAGTTATATCTGTGTTCGCTACGTCATCGAATTCGAAAACAGCATCGTTATGTAGATACGGGTCATCCCCAGAAGTAAATGATGCTGAACTACCCTGAGTAAGCTTCTGATAACCTTTACCTTCTAGTGTGGCTACACACTGGAGAGGATTAGATTGCGAAGAAGTAAACTCAAGAGAACTCACCATGTCTCCTGAAGTATAGATATCTGCTGTCTCTCTATCAACGTGTAAGACCAAAGAACTTAAAGGTCTATCCGGTGCGTAAGGAGACGAAGAACCACCTACACCCGCTATCCACCACTGTTCGGGTCCTGAGGGAGTTACTGGAAAAGTTACTGAACCTGCTACGGCAACATTCATTAATCTTCCACCAACCTGTGCTGGTGTATCCATAACTCTGTCTCCGTAGTAATAACTTTTGGTAATTTGTAGGTCTTCACTGTAGATTGATTGATACTCAGTTACTGCTCCTCCACTACCAAAGCTTAACTCTTTCCTTATTCCCATGTACCCTTGTGCTGCAATTGGAACTGTCATTGTATCACCTCCTTTTTTATTTAGTTATATCTTTTACCTTTTGTGTGAGTTTTCCATCTCTGCAAAACTCATCATGGACCATTGTTATTATCTCTTTCATGGACCACCTTCTCCTCATCAGCTCTGGTGGAAAAACCTTCGTACCGAAGCCTTCGTCACCGATACCTTCGACGGTCTTTTTTCCAGAATTTTCTTTGCCTGACATTTCCCCTCCTTATTGCTGTAGAGTAGATTATAGCCTCTTTGTTTGTACCACGCATAAAACTCCTTAAACTTTTCGTTCTCTGGGATATGGCTTAGCAATAAAGCTAAGGGTAAGGCCCATTTGTGCTTCGATATGAAGCCAAAGAACTTCTGAGTATTGTTTACGAACCTCGCATGACGGGGTTCAAACTTCAACTCAGTTTTGTCAAAGAAGTTGGGGCTAAAGTCATCTACGTTACATTCCCACAACCCCAATTCCTCACACTTCTTTCCTAACTCTAAGTTTGGATAGGGTTGAAAAATAGATGCCCAAGCTACAGCAGGTTTACAAGCGATGTTCAACCTAATTGTATCTAAGATGTCCTTTCTCGTTTCTGTGGGCGCTCCTATCATGTTCTCAGTTCTGAACTTCATCTTATGCTTCTTCAATAAAGCTACTCCAGCAAGAATCTTCTCATTAGACATATGTCTGTTGAGCAACTCTTTCCGAAGTCTTTCAGAACCAGACTCTATAGCAAAAGTCACACCCGTACAACCTGCATCTTTCAATAGGATAATCTTCTCTTCTGTTATCCTGTCTATTCTTAACTGTGCGTGAAAAGGAACCTGAACTTCATCCTTGTACATTAGCATCAGTGCTGTGAAGTTCGGATTAGAAGTAAACTCGTCATCCTGGAAGTATATCATCTCCAAAGGAAACCTCTTCAAATCCTTACATTCGTCTATTATGTTCCTGGCACCTCTAAATCGTACCAGCTTTTGCTTCTTTTCCCTGTATAACTGCTTGTATAACACGTTGTAACAATACGTACAGCTAAATGGGCAACCCCTCATTGTCATAACGCTTTTAATGGGATTGTCTCTATTCCTATCGTACTTGTAGAGTAAATCTCTATCTGGAAATGGTATAGTGTCTAAGTCTTGTACCAAATCGCAAACCTCTCCACAATTAAACTCTCTACCATCTTCTATGCAACTAAGAAGCTCTGGAAGTGCCTTCTCGGCTTCTCCTCGTATGATGTAGTCGATACACCTCTCCTCTAATACCTCTGGGAAGTAAGTTGGATGAGGTCCACCAAATACAGCAATTGCATTTTGGAAGTACGTCTTCAGCAGATTGTTCAACTTTATGTAGTACTGATGTGTTCCCGTTGTTACAGAATACGCTAGGATGAACTTTTCGTCATGTAAATCTCTCATCTCTTTAGGAACAGTTATATCCCCATTAGTCTTTACCAAGTCTACCTTGTGCCCTTCCTCTTTGAGGACAGAACTCAGATAGCCTATACCTAAAGGCTCGATAAGAAAATCATCCATTACGAATACTACTCTCATTCTGACAACCCCTTTATTACATCAAGTATCGCAGACGCTTTCGTCTTGTTGATACATTTACCATTCACTTCCTTCGGGAATCTGCAATTAGTGTGACACCTTATTTCTTCACACTGTGGAAGGGTTTCTGACAATACGTTGATTACGTTCTCCCCCCAAGGTCCAGATGTTTCTGGAATTGTAGAACCCTGAAGTACTATTGTAGGTGTTCCTGAGGATGCTGCTACAAAACTCAGTCCACTATCGAGACCCACAAAGCATAGTGCCTTCTTACATAACGCTCCTACCTGAGAAAGAGTCAACTTCTCTCTTACATCGAAGAACTTTACGTCTTCCTTATCCACAGTACCATTAGCAGGTCTATCTGTAGTTGCCCCTACCTGAAACACTGAAAGCCCCATATCTAAGAGACGATGAGTAAGTTCTTCGAACTTATCCCAATCCTTAGTAGGAACCCCAGATGTAGTATGAACTACTACATACTTGTTCTGTTTGTTTATATCGAGCACTCTGTCTACTGCTGCATAGTCGTGCTCTGATAAAAAGAGTTGTACTTTTTCCCCTTCTTCTCTTGCAGGCAACCTACATCTGTCTAAATAATAATCTACCAGATGCTGATGCCTTAAATGGTCTAACTGATGCCATATCGTATCCTCTTGAGTTATTTGCTGAGGGATAAGAACATCGTCATAATTCCATAAACCTTGCTTGTCAACAACCATCGTTAAAATGGCTTCCCAATTCTTTAACCAGTTTGGAGAAGTGTAAATCTTACTTACCCTAGGATTACCAAAGACTATGTCTTTGTATGCTTCATCCACGTATACATCTACCTCTGGTTCTTCGTACTTCTTATAGATACCATCTATAAGGTTATGCACTAGAAGAACGTCCCCTAATGTCCTCGTAAGGACTATTGCTATCTTTTCCTTACCCATTACTGCTCACCTCCGATTACTTTCAGTATCTTTACCGCTGCGTCATGCCATGTCCTGGCTTTCGCAGTCTCTGCATTAGCTAAACCCATAGCTTTTGCTTCCTCTTTATTAGTGAACATATGGCGCATTGCTTTTCGTAACTCTTCCACATCTACACTAGCCCACTTATGGTTCAATGCTTCAGGGCACTTCCTAATATAATCCACACTCGATATTTGTTCTAATGTGTAAGAAAGGTTGTGTCCCTGAAAGCCCAGTTCTGATAAGGAGGACCAATTGGTCGCTATTATGGGTAACCCACAGGCCATCGCCTCTAACACAGGTAATCCCAAACCCTCACCTCTACTGGGTAATACTAAACAATCACATGCTCGATACAGATTCGCTATATCGGGCGTTGTTACTTTATCTCCAAAGAACAGTATCTTAGGTGGATTAGCTACCCATGAGGTAGATAACTCCTTTAGTCTGCTTACGAGTCTTCTTCTTTGTTGCATACCAAAGCCCCCATAGTGCGTTTTAAGTACTAAGCAAACATCTTCGTTTGCCTTGAACTCTTTCGTAAACGCTTCAAGGAGAACTTCAAAATTCTTCCTTTCTGTAAAATCACCATTGGCTATAAACGTGAACTCTTTCTTATTGAGAATGTTCGCTTTAAGGCCATCGACCTTAAACTCCTTCTCTATCCCCCAAGGAAGAATATGTATCCTATCCTTATCCAACCCTGAGTTCTGAGCCCATAAGTCCCTGTTGAAGTTACTAAACGTAAACACTCCATCAACGGCTTGTAATTCCTTCTCCCAAGGTTCGGGTAATCTATCTGTCTCAAATAGAGTATAGATGTACCTCTTACAGTCTGCAGGTAACCTATCAAGTAATCGCTGTTGTGCTCTCTGATGCATTATCGCTGGAGTACCTGGTTGAACTTTCTGATTCATCATTCTTTGTAACCTACGTGCTACATCTTCGTCTAACGATATCTTTTCTCTGTTCCAAGTAGTGGATTCATCCAAAGCTATACAAACACCCATCTTATCTAACTCAATGAGCATAGCTCTTGTCATTACTTCATATCCTGATTGCCCTGCAAAGGGTCCGTGCCAGATTAACTGGTTCATACTCCTACCTCCTCTAATATCATAGGATACTTAGTGGGCGATTCTAACTTATCGAAAAACGCCACCCATTGTTCTCCCACCTTTGTCCACGTATGGTCTAAGGCAAATCTATACGCCTTATCTGCGCAATAAGTTCTGCCTCCCTCATCCTTATACATCTGTTGCATTGCTTCTGCTATTGCTCTAGGTTCTGGTACTGGTCTTTCAGTTAGGTATCTCCCTGTTAAGTAATGTCCCGCCTCTACAAGAAAAGACCTTTCCTCTCCTCCTAACTCTCCTGTTGCTGACTCGTTAAGAACTAACGTTGGTACCTTAGCGGCCATTGCTTCAATAACAGGAAGACCAAATCCTTCTCCCCCTATTGACACCAAAGCGTTTGACATATTGTACAGTATGTTCAGTTCTGGTTTAGATATCAACTTCGAAAAGCTACTCCCCCTTGCTATCTGAGAAAAGAACACTATTGATTGAGAACCCGCTAAATCAAACGTTGCAAGTAAATCATCAATGTTATGCCCTGCAGGGTCATAAAAGTAAGTGTGTGGCCAAAGTACTGCCCCAGGACACATACCTTCTTCTTGTACTATCTTCCAAGCCTTGAATAACTCAGGCCAATTCTTTCTACCCTGATTTCTTGCAACACAGAGAAATATGAACCTATCCTGAAAAGTGTATCTACCTCTAAACTTCTTTTTTACTTCTGGAGGTAGAGGATAATAATCTTTCTCATTTACTCCATGATAGATTACAGGTAACTTACCCTCCAAGAAAGGAAAACTCTTCAGTAGTGCGTCTTTACCGAAATCTGTATACGCAATCACTCTATCCATAGATACTACGACCTTACCCCAAAAGTTAGGTAAACCCCCACCTATCTTTTCTCCGTCTACGGCTAAGTAACCTACCCACGAGAATAAGTTTCTACTCTTGCATTGGTTAGGGTCTGTTAAGTAATCGTAAAACCAAGGGTCACCAATTGTCAGAACCACATCTGGTCTTTCTCCATAAACAACTTGGTCGAAGATATCCTTCCCCCAAGAGTCTTGTTCTGTTGGTATAATTTTGAATGGATACTGGTCAGGGTCAACTTCCCTACTACCACAGGCCAGATAAATGATTTCATGCCCTGACTCATGCAAGACAGTAGCAATCTCTCCACCTACCTTTGCCATCCCTGTGTGTGAGCAAGGATTTTCTGTTAATACTAATATTCTCATCTTACCTCCTTAAGCTCTTTCGAGCTCCCGTTTGTTTTAAGAGGATAGGAACAACTTCCTACACTCTAGTGAAATAGTAGCAACTATCAAATATATGTTATCTCCATACGGAGTTGTTATGTAGCCAGTCACACTTGGTTGACATGGTGCACTCAAGTATGAGTCAAACTTATTGTTCCTAACTACACTTAGAACGTTTTCTACTAATTCTGCTGACTTGTCTACAGCGTCTTCCTGTATCTCATAACTTCTTGCACAGTATAATTCTACCGTATGAGTAACTTCTCTTTTATGAGATGACGACCAAGTCTCTGGAGAACTGACTGGGGCAATACCTACGAAGGGGAATTGGTCATTTCTTAATGGTGGTAAAGATTTAGGAGCTACCTTCTGAATACCTTGCGCAGGGACATAATCAAGAGCCCCAACTGTCCTAGCTGCGGTTAATGCTGTTTTGATATTAATAAGTAGTGTTTTCATATCTTCTTCTTCCTCCCGGTCAGAATATACCTGTATGTAATTTCCTAAGTTAAGAATCTCTCTACCGTCTGCATCAACTAGAAATAATAACTCCATTCCTCACTCCTCCGTTAAAACTTCACCATCTTACCGGTTAATGCCTTTCCTATATAATCTGTGAGTACCTTACTTATCCTTCTTTTATCTTCCTCTTGAAAGAGTAAAAACTTCCTCTGGGGTATTACGGCCTTTCCCTGTACTCTACCAAAGTTATGTGTTGCTGCATATGCTACTGAAGTTCCTATCGCTACTTCCTTAGTACCTCTAACCTCGTAATTAATGCTATTCTTTAAAGTACCGGTATCTTGTAGAATAGTAGAACTTCCCTTTCTTCTCTGCTTTACAGTACTGGGAGCGAGAGCTTTCCACTTAGCAGGTCTACCCTCTTGACGAAAGTTATCATCAACACTTCTTTGCATCAACATACCTATTTGCTTCATGGGTATGACAAGATTGCTCATCTTCCTTCCCAATCCCTTAAGATACGTATTCACCTGTTGCGAATTATCGTCAATTGACAATATTATCATTTAGTCCTCTCATCTACTATGTCATCCAACAAGTCAGGGTCTACTCTCTGGTTTTCTAAATCATCCATATCACATACAGGTGTATAATCTCTGTTGTGACTTACCTTTGCTCCTAAGGGAGAAGATATCTCAGGTAACTGCATTTCGAATTCTGCTATCTGGTCTAACTCCTTAATAGGTTCTTCACAGTATCTTTCTCTCCTGTTCTTATCCAAAGGATCACTACCTGGATTCTTCCTAGTGAGAATAAAACACATTGACAACTTATTTGCTATTTCATATAGCAATGCTGGTTCACTTCCTGATGCCCAAGGTACCTGAGATGGATAAGACGACTCCAGTTTACTATTAATAGTCGCATATGCATTTCTCTGTGCCCTAGTAATCAAAGCACCAGAGAGTTGGGCCTCCCCCATATAGTTATTATGGGTGATTGCTAACCCTCCATTCATATCCGCTCTTATGTCTCCACTGCTACCGTAGTACTCCATCTTTCCTCCTTACCAAGCCTTATCGGCTTCATCCCAACGTTTACATGCAGTTACAAGTACTTCTTGCTTTGCTTGTAAATCTGCTGCTGGGCTACCGACAGATTGTAAATACCTTCTCAACTGCACTTTGCTCATAGAGTCAAAGTCAAAGGTTACTGTTTCTTCTTCTGCCTCTATAGTCTGAACTACGGGGCCCCCTTCTTTGAGTCTCTCTTCTCTTTCCTTCAATACCTTAGGGTCGTACTTTATACCTAGTAGAGGTCTTCCTGCTTTATCATCTTCAGCATCATATCTATCTTTCTCTCGAAAGAAGTCCTCAACCCAATTACCACAGGCACAATTAGCAGGAAATGGTAATTCTACATATTCTCTACCACATTCCTCGCAAATCCATTTTGTATTGACTTTAGTAGATTTGTCCATTGTTCACCTCCTTTTACTGTGTGTAAATCCTTCGTATACGTTCAGTTCGTAACCACAGGGTTACATTACTGCTGTTCAATTTTAGTACTTTCCGTCTAGTTTGATGTTGCCCTTATTATCTACCATCTTCTTTACTACTTGTTCATCTGTTCCAGTCATTCCCGAGATAGCAGCTTCATTAAAACCATCTTCTGATAGCTCTTGTACCATCTTCTCTTTCTTAAACGTTTCCCTATTACCTTTATCAACCTCTCCATACTGCTCTTGTGCTTCTTCAGACCATTGACCCATTCCCTCTTGTGCTGATTTCTTCTTTGGTCTATTTGCAATTATGTGACTGCGTTTATAGTCGTTCTGATAAAAGCCGGCACCTTTAAGTATGAATCCACTTCCTCCACTTATCAACCTCTTAACCTTTGCTCTACAATGAGGGCACCTAGGTAACTTCTTTTCATTCATTCCCTGGGGTACTTCGAACTCTCCACATCTCTCACATTCGTATTCATATGTAGGCATCTTTTACTCCTTTAGTGCTAGTGGGGGTTTTTACACCCCCACCAGTCTATCCTTAGATGTTACGCAAGAACATTATCAATCAGATAACCGGAGTTAGTAGCTACCAGTTTCTCATCCTGAATCATGCTCGGCTGAATAACATCACCGTCTCTTTCGTTATCCCTCCAGGTCTTAACTATAATACCATTCGATGTTCTGAATGTATAGCCAAGAGAAAGAGCCTCAAGTGAAGGTGAAGGTTCCGAGTAACATACAAGTACGTCATCGTCCCAAATACGCGAAATAGAAGCACTCTGCCCCTTCTTCGACGTATCTTCAGTCGCTTGAGCGAGAATGACTTTCAGGCCCCAAAGGACCGGAGGAAGGTCACCGTTCACAAGAAGTTCCTGGCCACCAGAACCCGTAATCGTGTATCTGATTAGGTTCCTGACGGTTGAGTCTTTCTTCACAACGTCTTTCACTTCGTCATTCATACATAAGATATTCGCCTCGACACCGGCATTCAATCTGACACTAGCTTTCGCAGTATCAATATCGGATTCGATAATCGGACTAGTTCCATCCCATTTAATTGCTGGGACAGCACTTGTAAGAGAAGCACCAGCTATCAGTGCTTTCGCCCTTTTTTCATAACCGAGCATCAGCCACTTCATCAACTTCTCAGTGGTTGTGATTTTCGGTCTGATAGGCGCATCAGCGTTCCTGACAATCCTGTCAGGAACAAGTTTCCTTAACGCATATTCTTCACAAGAATATGTTCCTGTCGACACATCCCAATCTGCCTCGTTCGCAGGTGCTCCTATTGCTCGATGAGTATCCATTTCCCGCATCTCTTCTCTCGAAAAGATGTAGTACTTGTCACTTTCTTTAACGACCTTTACAACGGGAAGTAGCATCTCAGCAACGAACGCGAGGTTACGATACTTAATCGCAAGATTGGTGAGTGGCGTGCTTACATGAACGTTTGCTCTTTTAGGCATGGCCTAACACCTCCCTTTAGATTTTTTCCTCACGGATGTTTACATAGGCGGTAACTATATCACCACTAGCTGTAGGTGCTTCTTCATAATGGCCAACAACGCCATCTCCAGAAGTCCAAGCCGTAGGTGTAGATACCTGACCGGTCGCATCATGAATGTGCAACATGTCACCGATAGAACCTGCAATCGCTGCGCGAACGTAGCTCTTACCTATCTGCATAACATTTACAACATCACCTGATGCTGCTGCGTCATCCTGAACGATACCGGCTATGAGATTGTCACCACTGGCGGCGGCATTAGTAACATGCCCTTCCTGACCAGCTGCGCCACTCCCACTGTAAACAACAACCGAGTACTGAGTTAAAGCCTCATCAGCAATAAAAGAGTCTGCAAGTACTGGTCTATAACCTCTACTTGACATATAACCCTCCTTTATTTACTAACATTAGACTACATTTAATTAATAACACTACTAACCGCTTTCCTTTTGTAAAGCACTAACATTATTAGTCCTCATCGGAAAGTCCCTGCTCCTTGTCCTCTTCTTTGAACGCGGCGCTAACATGTACCAATGCATCTGTATAAGATACATCCTCATGCTCTTTCATATATTTCTGAACTTCCACTTCTAACTCACCATCAGTAAGTTTGTAAGTGTCGTCCCCTACCTTAACCTCATCTTTCAATTCACCCTCTCCCTCTTTACCATTAGGAGAAGCTTCCTTAAAGTCAACGAGTTTAGGAAGTTTACTGAGTAGATTCTGGAACGCTTCAAACTGAGATAACTCAGTCTCAATACTCTTCCCATCATCGCCTTTCTTCGTAAACGTGCCCAACTTATCCTCTTCATTTAGCTGCAAGAGAATAGCTTTTGCCTCTGCTTCGAACGCTGGTAGAACTTTACCAGATGTCTTCAGGTCTTTGAGAAAACTCTCAACCTTACTTTCTTTAGCCTGAGCGTGAAGTTTTACGTTCTCTTTCTCGGCTTCATCAAGTGAAGTTTTCATCTTCTCATAGTCTGTCTTCATCGTCTTAAGACCATCCAACTCTTTCTTGTAAGTATCCAGGTCTCCCTGAATCTTAGCCTTAGTTGTCTCGTCCTGTTCCTTAGCGAACTTCGCTTCTGCATCAGACTGCTTCTGCGCTATACCTTCTATAGCACTTGACAGAGTAGCCAGTTTTTCAACTATGTCTTTGATTTCCATACTTTCACCTCCTTCTTTGGATTTGTCTTTTCCAACCATCTTTGTCCCGCATTTAGGGCAACTCACTTCAGAACAAGGAGTTCCTTTATCATGTTCCTTTTGAAAACTACAACTAGGACAAACACAAACGCTAGAACCCCCATCACCTTGAGAAGGTCCCCCTTGTCCTTTACCATCCCCTCTTGCGAAAGAATTTTCAAACTTCATATCCTCTTCACCCTCTAGCGCATAAGTTATTCCTACTAATTCCTTGGTATCCAACAAGTTATCTTCCTTTGATAACTTAATGGGTTCCATACCTGCAACAGCGGGAATTTCATGCCCTAAGAGAGACACCGCAATGATTACGTCTTTGTATACCGTATCATCTACCTTGAAGCCGAGACGCAGTTCAATACTTCTTTCAGCAAATCTCTTATCTCGTATCCACTCTGCTACCTTACTAGGAACGAAATCGACATCTGCAAAGAGTCTTAAACTACCTCTCGTCTCTCTTGCTTCTATATTAACGATATCACCAAAGGATGCTAATCCTGCTAAAGACTCTTGGTCAGTTCTATGAGTTATCTTTAGCTTCGGAACAACTTGTTCCTTTAGTGCTTTGAAGTTACTCGCCATTCTCTTTATATCTTCTTCCGTGAACTTACGACC